TCACAATCACAAACAGCAATGATCTTTGATCCACGCTGGTATAGTGGTGTGAAGTGTGTTAAGGTGCAGCGTCAAGCATCAAATGATCAAAAAGAATTTATAAAATATCTTAAAAATGTTCAAAAAGAACACGGGTTTAAGATTGTATATGAAGTTGATGATGTTGTTTTTAGAGAAGATATTCCTGACTATAATAAATTCAAGTTTGCATTTGATAATGATGAGATCCGCAATAATTGCATAGAGATTATTAATATGTGTGATGAGGTTGTTGTTACTTGCGACTACATGCGTAAGTTATATCAAGAAAGAACAGGTAAAAAAGAAATTACAGTTGTACCAAACTTTGTACCTTATCACTGGATGGGTTATCAGTATAATAAGCAGCAGATTTGGAATAATTACGATAAAAATAAAAAGAAACCAAGAGTACTTTATACAGGCTCGGGTGCTCACTACGACGTAGATAATAAAAATGGTGGTATTGATGACTTTTCGCACGTGTTAGATGTTGTTCGTAATACACTTGATAAATATCAGTGGGTGTTTGTAGGCGCATTTCCACCACCCCTATTACCTTACGCTCAAAGCGGTAAGATCGAATTCCATCCATGGCAATCATTAAATAAATACCCTACTTTTATTGCTAGTCTTAATGCACAAGTAATGATTGCACCTCTACAAGACAATACATTTAATAATTCTAAGTCAGATATTAAATTCATTGAAGCTTGCGTGCTTGGACTTCCCTGTCTTGTTCAAGATATGGATACATATAAGGAGGCTCCAGCAGATCTTAAGTTTAAAACAGGTGAAGATCTTGAACAAAAGCTTGAAGCGGTTCTTAAAAATAAGGCAGCATATTATAGAAATGTAGAGCTGTTTAGACAAATAGGCTCACAACGCTTCCTCGAATTAGATGAAAATATTGGCTGTCATCTTGAAGTACTTAATACACCTTACGGTTCACCAGAACGTAAATATTTAAAGCGCTATAACCCGTAATAGGTTGATAATTCTCTCTCATAATTTATAATGAGAGAGAGAATGGCCTACAGGAATGCAGTTTATAATAGTCGAGATCAATCAATTAAGCTTTTTACTTGGGATGATGAAGGTAGGCGTATAACGAGAGATGTAACGTTTAATCCGTATTTATATCTTGAATCTCCTGATGGGGATAAGATCTCTATTTACGGTACGAAGGTTAAAAAACGTGCATTTAATACACAATATGATAGAACTAGGTATATTGCTGATTCCGGTAATAGAAGACTATTTGAAAATATACCAACTGTACAGCAGTATCTTCTAGAAACGTTTTGGCGTGAGAATGAAACACCTGAATTTACTCAACACCCTTTACGTATGGTGTTTCTAGATATCGAGACTTTTTCACCCGATTCCTTTCCTAATACAGAAGATCCAACTCATACGGTTAACGTTATTACGTGTTATGATAGCTTTAGTAAGAAGTTTCATACTTTTGGACTTAATCCATATGACAATAAAGCTGATAATGTGATATATTATCACTGTAAAAATGAAAGAGCGCTTTTTATTAAGTTTATTGAGTATATTGAATCTGATTTTCCTGATATTCTTAGTGGTTGGAATTCTGAATTCTTTGATATTCCTTATATTATTAATCGAATTGAAAGGTTACTCGGTCAAGAGTATGTAAATAGACTTTCACCTGTCGGTCAAGTTTACGACCGTACTATGAGAGGTAAATTTGGTAGAGAAGTAAAGCGTTACTATATTAGTGGTGTAGCTTGTATTGACTATCTCGATATTTATAAGCGTTTTTGCTTAAAACTTCGTGAATCATATAAGCTTGATGCAATTGGTGAAGTTGAGCTTAATGAACGTAAGGTTGATTACGGTGGTATTAATCTTGCTACCCTATCTGAGACTGACTGGGATACATTTGTTAAATATAACATTCAAGATGTTAATTTACTTGTTAAACTTGAAGAGAAGTTACAATATGTACTATTATTACGTATGTTATCATACGTAGGGTTAACTACTCTTGAAGGAGCGATGGGTACTATCTCTGTTATTAATGGTGCACTTACTATTAAAGCTCGTAAACGTAAGGAAATTATTGCAACGTTTGTCAGACCTCAATTAGAAGGTAAGAATCCTGGTGCATATGTAGCTGAACCTAAGCATGGATTTAAAGAAAACGTTGTATCATTTGATGCTAACTCCCTATACCCTAATGTTATGATTGCACTTAATTTATCTCCCGAGACTAAGGTAGGTAGATTAGAAAAAACTGATGATAATAATTTTATTGTATATCATGTATCAGGTAAATCATTTACTTTGACGAAGGAAAAGTTTAGTACGTTTATTAAGCAGGAAGAATTAGCTATAACAAAAGCAGGATTTTTGTTTACACAGAAAAAACAAGGTATTATTCCTGAATTCTTAGATCATTACTATAAGGAGCGTGTTATTATTAAGGAAGAACTGTTTAAAGCGCGTAAACTACTACAAACCCTTAATAAAACAGATAAAGATTACGAAAAAGTACAGTTTGAGGTAGAAAGACTTAATACTAAGCAAATGGTTATTAAGATTCTTGTAAATAGTTGTTATGGTTATATGGGTAACAAGCAAGCTCCAATTGGAGATGATGATATTGCATCATCTGTTACTCTAACAGGTCAAGCCGTTATTAAGCAAGCAGGTAAACTACTGCAAGATTACTTAACTACTAACTTTGGTGTAACAAATGAGCACATTCTTAATGAGAGTTGGGTATATTCTGATACAGACTCGTGTTATTTCTCGCTTGAATGTATAAAGGATCAGGTACCTCTTAAAGAAGATGGTGAAGTATCAGAAAAGTTTTATAAAACGGTGAATAACCTTGAAGATTACCTTAATACTGGTATTACATCGTGGGCTAAGAAGAATCTTCTTACAAAAGATAGTAGATTTGTGTTTAAACGTGAGTGTATTGCAGATGTTGCTGTATTTCTTCAAAAAAAGCGATATGTTATGCATATTCTTGATGATGAAGGGCTTAAGGTAGACAAATTTAAATATGTTGGTGTAGAAGTTGTACGTACAACGATGCCTAATGCTATTAAACCGTATGCTAAGAAGATTATTGAGACAATGTTACTAACACAATCTCAAAATCAAACTAATAAGCTACTAAACGAAACATTTGAAGTGTTTAAGAGTCTTGCTCCTGAAGAGATTGCTTTTGTTATGGGTATTAAGGGATATGAAAAATATGAACCTCTTTGCAAAGAGTTTTTAGTAGCTAAAGGTATGCCTATTCATGTAAAGTCAGCTTATTATCATAATTTGATTATGTCTAAAATTGATGGTAAGAGTGAAACTATTACTTCAGGTGATAAAATTAGATATCTTTACGTTGAAAAGCAAAACAAGTATGGAATTACGACGATTGGCTTTAAGTATGATTATAATCCTGAATTTCAGAACCTATTTACAATTGACTATGTATTAATGTTTGAAAAGATTTTATTTAACTCTATTGAACGTTTTTATGATTCAGTTAATTGGAGAATTCGTAAACCTACTGATAATGTTAAAACAGAGTTGGATGATCTCTTTGGATTCTAATATGTTGCATTATCTTTAGTAAACTATATATATTAATATATGGAATACTTAGATCAACCCGAACACGACAACACACCTAAAGCGCATCCAGCTTTCTGGAGAGGTAAAAACCTTGGAATTAATGCAGTTCTTGAAATTGTATCTAATCTTATGATGGGCCATGATGATGGCTCCGGTAAGAATAATCATCCAGGTATTGAGTCTATGAGACAAGGTATTCTTGCTTGGAAAGCTGAAGTAGATAAATTTAAACCAGCAAAAGCAGAAAAATCTGTTGAAAAGTAAAATCTATAAGTTAAAATAACACATCATGAGTAAAATTACTACAATTATTGACCACATCGGTCGTACCGTTATTGGTATTGAAGTTGCACAAACAGAAACAACTCTCACCTTGGATAATCCAGTCATTATCCATGTTCAACCTAACCCGCAAACAGGTCAACTTCAAGTACAATCAATTCCATATATTTTTATGGAATTCTTGACAGCTGCTTCACGTGAAGCAAATCATTGGACGTTTACTAAATCGAGTATCGTTCTCTCCACTGTTGAACTTGACGATAAAATTATTCTCCAGTATAACGGAATTAATACCCCTACCCCGCAACAAGCTCCGCAAGGTGATGCAGAAGTAATCAAACTTTTCGAAGATTAAATCTAAGTTAAAATACCCTTAGGATTTTTAAACGGATCCTAAGGGTATTTTTTTTGTCTTGATTTATAGAGTCAATCATCCATAATATCTATATGGATAAAGACGTTAAAAGTGCCTTAGATAGTATTGATGAAATTAATCCGTTCGCTACTTATCTCTCAGATAGCACACTGAGTCGTGTTGATAGTTGGATTGATACAGGAAGTTATGTGCTTAATGCTATTGTTTCTGGCT